CAAGACGCACACAAATCGTTTTGTGGTTCAGTGGCTTGTGCATCAGGGCCGACACCATCCAAAGAGAAACAGTCAGGGCTAGATGGTTCGCTCTCAGGAGTCCATGCCTTGGCGTACCAAGTCTTAGACAGGCGAGGGTTAGCACCAACGATGACCACATCCAAAGATGTAGAGTCAAGCACAGTCTCAGTACCACCTTCAGCGATACGGAAGCGTGAGCCTTTGATAGAGATACGTGCAGTGGATTCACCACCACCGATACCGCCACTCAAGGACTGTGACAAAACAGAAGGGACACCTACACGTTGAGCGAGGTGGGCGGGGACTTGCACGTTGGCAAGAGTGATTGCGTTGCTCATAGATATTCTCCTTTAGTGAGCGGGTTAAATACGATTGGTCGCACGTTTGGCTTGGGCTAAACCGCCCTGCATTGCCACTGCTCGTGCTTTTTCAGCGGCAAACATTTCTTGCTGATACTCTTCGTCACGGACACCTAGCTTGCGCTTCATCTCCGTTGCGATGATGTGTTCGGCAATCTCTTGATGGTCTTTGCAGTAGGTAAACCCACCTTGGCGTCTACCTTCATACACATCTTCTTGTCTGATTGTTCGGACAACAAAACCATTCTCAATCTTGAACGCAACTACGGCAGGCGAACAGTTACCGAACATGCGCTCCATGTCAGTGGCTTCACGAACTTGTGCACCCGCCAGTGTGGTTGGGTGGTTGTGGTGTGCATTAAGCAGAGACGCCAACCCCTTACCAAAAAATGATTTGATACTCATGTCAATCTCCTTCGACTCTGTTAGCAGGCTTACGGATATTTATTTCCAGTTTTGTGCCGTAGTTAACCCCGGGCGGTACTGCTTTGTTCGCCTCGATGTAACCACGTACGGCTATCTTGCTGATGCGTTTCTCTAACATGTCGAACGCTTCTTGTGTCCGAATGAAATCGAGTACGGCATCCCAGTCAGCTACGTTGGCATAGTCAGTGGTTGTCAGGAACGCAGTGCCATGCTTGGTCTTGAACGATGTCACACCTTGCACGTCAGCTTGTTCTTTAATCCATGCTTCCAACTTCTCCATCTTGGCTTTGATGGTAGACACACGGTCTTTCACCTCAGCTTCAATGGCTTCCTTCTGCGACCTCAGCTTCATGTAGGTCGCTACTACATCATCTACGTTTACAGTCATAGTGTCACCTATTTGTCTGTTGTTGAATTAAATCAAGAAGCAAGCCTTGCAGTTTCTGCTTGTTCTTCAATCGCTCATACATCTTGTACTCAAGGTCTGTCGCCTCGATGTGGATGACGTTCGATACATGCTTCTTGCCGATACGCTCGACTCGACCATTCGCTTGAACATATTGTTCGTTGCTAGTAATCGGGCCATACCAGATGATTGTTGACGCACTCGTGAGCGTTAAGCCGTGTGCCATCGTTGCAGGATGAGCAATCAACACATGTGGATGTTTAGCGTGTTGGAAGTCATGGAAGATTTGGTTGCGCTTGGATGAGGATACCTCACCATTGACAACACCAACCGACCAATGCTTACCAAGTTCTTTCTCCAACATGTGCAGAGTACCCGTCAGCGGTACAAACACAATCACCTTTTCCCCTGCTTCTTCAATTACCTCCTTCACTAGATTGATGCGGGGCGCACAGTCTAATTCAATGTTCTGTCCATCGTCACCATAGGCTACACCGCAGGCAATCTGAACCAACTTCTGAATCTTCACTGCTTCGTTAACCGCCGTGATAGTCCCATCGGTGGTCATCTCTGTAACAAAATGCCTGAGCATTTGTTGGTAATGCTTCTTCTGTTCCGCAGTCAGTTCCACTTGGCGGGTTTGAATCACTGTGTCAGGTAAGTCAAAGCACTCGTCTCGTGTGTACCGCACCGCAGGTTGCAGGATGTGCTTCACAATATCGACTGACTCAGGGCGAGGGACAAACTTCCACTGCCCTATCTTCATCATCACCTGCTCACGGAAAGCCGTGAATGTCTTGGTGCAGAATGGACTGTTCACCAACTTGGCAAGTGCCCACGCATCTGTCGGGTCGTTCGGTGTAGGTGTGCCAGTCATCAACCACAAACGTGTTGACGGGTTAGCATCCATCCACCGACGGAATATCTTGAAGCGTTGTGTCGATGGGTTACGCAGTACCGCCGCCTCATCCACAATCACCAAGTCAAACATCCCCTTGGCTTCTTCGGCAATGATGTTGAACCCATCGTGGTTGATGATGTAAAACTGTACATCCTTCTGCAACAACTTCTTACGCTTCTCTGCCGTGCCATGTAACACCACGAACTTGCGGTGTGGGAATCCAGTAAAGAGCGCGTCACCCCACACACGCTCCAGTGTGGACAGTGGTGAAAGTATCAGCACCTTCTTTACATGCTTGGACTTGATGAGATAGTCCGCAGCCCACAGAGAAGATTGGGTCTTGCCTGTACCGATTTCGTTCAGCACCAACCCCCTATGGTTGAGCGTCAAGAACGCAGCAGTATCTTTCTGATGGTCATACGGCGTGTACTGGCCGGGCCAGTCGTAGTAATGCAAGATGGGTGAGGGGGCTTTGATGCCAAGGTTGTTCAGTACCTTTACCTCATCCAACTTATGGGGAGCAACCACAAGCGGTATGCCACGGACTTCAATAGTCTTGGCAGTCGGTATGCTATCAAGCACCCGATTGGGGTTGTTCAATTTCAGAGCAAGTGTCCTTGCCTGTTCCACTACCAACATGTCGTCACCTGTAAAGTTTTTCTTCTATCGCTTGTTCTAATGAGGCGATGGTGTCTTGGTCATAGACTAAGAACCACCAACCACCTGCACTTTGTATCTGTTCACCACACTGCACCTGCAATGCCGTAGGCTTCTTTGTCCTATCAGCTTTGACTTCAATCCCTACAAACTTACCTTTGACAATCGCAATGATGTCGGGGATACCTGCCTTACCGAATCCATTGTTGGCAGGGAAGAAGTACCACACATTGTGTGTCTTCAGTACCTCGACAACCTTACGTTTTATCTTGCCTTCGGGTGTCATTGCGCTCATTATAGCTTCCTTTACATCAATGTCAAGTAAGGTTAAACCCTAGCTGAATCACAGTCGTGTCGAGCAGGGCAGAATCTGCATAGCCCCGATGGTTTGGCAGGCCAGTTGTCATGCTCCAATGAACTGTGGATACGTTGGATACGCTTCATAATCTCAGCCCACAAGGGGTTGATGTCGATGCGGTTGTACACCTCGGTGTCCATCTCCATAGTCTTGAGCCACACCAGTGAAGTCTTGACTCGTTGCACCTCAGGGTAGTGCTTGAATACTTGGGCGGCGAATATCTGCATCTGAAAGAAGTCAGGGTTTCGCTTGCCTGTTTTCCAATCCATCACGTTGGCATCGTTGCCGTTGATTACAAGGATGTCAAGTTTACTGCGTAGCCATGCGTCAGCATCCCACCAACCTGTTGGTGTAAGGTTGTCGCTGAGGACTAGCTCTTTCTCGATGTGCAGTTCACCCCCCTGTGAGATGCGCTCGACCGATGAACACAGTGGTTCGTAGTGAGCAATCTCTTGGGGGAGTAGGGCATTGGACTTGAGTCTATGCTCAAGATATTCATGGATGCGTTCCCCATACTTGCTGGCTTCCCCTCCTGCATCGACCACATCTTTGACAATGCGTTGGCGGAAGTAGCGGTACGGACAATTCTCATACAACTTAATGGATGAGTAAGAGTGGCTAAGGCGCATAGGTTGTAGCCCCTCGGGGTGTCCTTGGGGTTCTCTGTTTATTTGGAAAGTCCAGTGTACATCACTCGTGCATACGGCGCAAGATGTCGTACTTCAAAATTTCCAACTGGGCAATCACCTCAGTCACGCTCTCCATCTTGGTGGAGTAGCGGGTGTACATGTCATCTGCCTTCAGCATGATGAGCACATCGGTTGCACCCCCCTCCTCTACCCGTGCCAGTGCGGTCTGCAACATGGCAACAACTTCTTCCTTACGCTTATTCCCTACTACATTAGTCAAGTTTGTTACGCTCATTTTTTTCTCCAATATCAATCATCATGTCGCACCCATTCTCATCATCGTTGACTGGGGTAATCTCAAACCAAGACTGCCAGTCACTGGTAGGTGCGGTAAATCTGTAACACTCCTCACGCACTCGGCATCCAATGCCTTTGCATTTGGTTATGTCAGCCATCAGGTATCTCCGTAGTTCTCTGCGTGACCTGCTTCACAAGCCACTGGTAAGTCGGCACACCAGCTAGGTGCGGTGGACATTATCGTGACAAGATGTTGCTCTGCCTCTGTCGCATGTGTCGCCGGGGCTGTGATGATAATTTCGTCATGCACTTGGAAAGCCACATGGTAGTGACGACCAATGGCAGTCATCTGCTCGGACACCACGATACGAGCCATCGCTTGGATGATGTTCTCTGTGACCTTACCCCCATAGATTTTTGTCCACGAGATGTCGGACACCTGCCCACTCATCACCCTGTCAGTCACCGCCTTACGATATGTTCGTGCGTCACCGATGTACTCGTAGTTGCTTCCGTTGGCACGGAGTGCAGGGTATCGAATGTACAAACCATTCGGCAGCCGTATGCCTTGCTCGTCATACGTCAACATCTTTGCGATTGAACCTGTCTGTCGTGACACGATGCCACCCAGTGCGCTTCCACACTTCTGCCATAGGGCAACAATCTTGTGGTTCTTCTGTCGGTACAAGCGAACGATACGCTCTGCTTCGGCAAGGTCAATCTTCACACTGATACCGCCTTGCCCAATCTCTAGGGTGCGTCTGAACTTCTCAGCACCCATGCCGTAGCCCAGTCCCAAGATGCAGGTCTTGCCAACAAATCGTTCAATCTTGTCAGCCTTCGTGACCTTGCGACCATAGACTTCGGATGCGAACTCACTATATACATCACGACCTTCGGCAAACGCACCGACCAAATCATGTTGCTCTGCTACCCAAGCTACCATGCGGGCCTCAATCTGTGACGAATCACATGCCACAAGAACTTGTCCTGCGGGTGCTCGCAATGCCCGTCGGATTGTGTTGTTCCCACGAGCGGGTAGATTCTGCAAGTTCAGCTTGTCACCGCCTGAGAACCTGCCTGTGTGCGCACCATAATAGTTGAGCATGATTGGCAGGCGACCGCGCTCGGACACACCAATCAAATTCTCGGTGCGAGTTTCTTCTAGGGTGGACTTCACGCCGAGCCTCGCAGCGACCGCAACCTGAACCTTCTCATTAGGATGTTCGAGCAGGTCGGTGAACGCTTTGTCGGTCTTGCCGAACGCAAATGTTTCCTTGCCTGTGCGTGCGCTCACCTTGGTTGGTGGCTCGACCCCAAGGTTGACGAGGTACTTCGCAAAGATTTGGTTACTCATCAATGTCTTGGTGATTGCTTCGTCACTGATACCAGTGAGTCCCATGTCAGTGATGAGGGTGCGCTTCCTTGCTTTGACTTCCTCAAGATGTTGCTCTAAGAGTTGTCTGTCGAGTTCAATCGTAGGCTCGGTGTACATGCGTATGGTTTGGTCAATGACCATCAACTCACTGGTGGGGAAACCCTTGCTCAGTTTCTTGAACAACTGATAGGTCAACTCCACATCGTTCTTGCAGTACTCACCATACCTAGCCATCTCGTCAGGTGTGAACGCAGATTTTCTTTTACCTAATGCGTTAAGAACTTCCTCGCCCTTCTGCCCTAGCCCATAGTAAGTAGCCAGTGCTTTGAGCGAACCCCCCACAGTCATTTGGTGGAGCGGTCTTGCCATTGATAGAGTGTCGAGCCATAGCTTTGGTTTGATTCCAAAGTGCCATGACAAGATAGCCCCATCGAACGCAGTGTTGTGGCAAAGGATTGCCTTGTCTGAATAGTCAAGCGACTTCAAGAACTTGGCAGGGTCACTGCCTGAGTACCAGTCGGTTGGGTAGTTGTTGACCTTGATGCCCACCCCGATGACCTCAAACAAATTGCTACGAACATACTGCTCGGTGGTCATCTTTGACAGGGAGTAGTCCTTGTCGTAGTAGGTTTCAAAGTCAATGGTTACGATGTCCATTGTTACTTCCTTTCAATTATGTTGTCCATGCGCTTGTGTTTCTTCTCGTTCTCAACAAGAGCGATGGCTCTGTCAATATCTTTGATGGCGATGACTTCCATCTGTGCATCGTGCAGTTCTATAAGTTCGTTGATAGCCTTCATCTCTACTGCCTTCAAGATAAAGCGGTTGCTCTCAGCCCCCCTACGAGCGACTGCAAGTAATGACGCAAGTCCTGTGCTAACAATCTCTTTGTACTCAGTGCCAAACCCCAAGCGGTACAAGGCTTCAGTCATGTTCGCCATGTTGATAAGCCTGTCCATATCATCTCGTGTCGCTATCCCTTGTGTGAGATTGACCATAGCGGTATGGTGTTTCAGCTTGAGATTCAGCAATGAATCATGGTGTTGCACCAATGGGGTCATGCCCTCAAGCACATACCCCACTGGATTAACTAACACTTTCTTTGGTCGGTACTTACTGCGCTTACGCATCAGCGTCTTTCAAGGTAGTAAAGGACAAGGCAGAAGATTACGAAAGCAACTACCAAGAACCCTATCCCCATTAACATAAACTGAAAGCCAAAGATAATGGCATCAATCATCGTTACCTCTTACCTCAACAAGTTTGTCGATGTAGTGTCGGGCTTTCTTGATGTCATCAATGCCACCCTTAGCATCACATCGTGCAAGATATTTGATTGCGTTACCACGCAAGAACCCTGCGAATTGTTCGGGTGTCATCCATGATTCCATTGCCTTCCAAGGTTGCACACCCATGTTCTTGTAGTGGTCACCGCCTACCTGCAAGTCATCAGCTTTGTTGCTTGGCTTGAACTGCGTTACCGCATCAGTGATTTGGTCATTGACACGACCTAACATAGAACCACTAAGCACC